ATTAGACGCTGGAACATTATCCAACCTACCCGCAGGATTTAAGCAAAGAGGTGTCAGAGTAAAAGATGATGCCGCTAATATACAACCAGGTGAATTTAAAGATGTTGACACTCCTGGTGGTAATCTAAAAGATGCTTTCGTATTCTTACCTTACAAAGAACCATCAGCTACATTATTGCAATTGATGGGAATTGTAGTTCAAGCAGGACAAAGATTCGCGTCCATTGCTGACATGCAGGTTGGGGACGGGAATCAACAGGCCGCTGTTGGTACGACCGTGGCTCTTTTAGAACGTGGTTCAAGAGTGATGTCAGCAATCCATAAAAGACTTTACGTAGGTCTTAAACAAGAATTTAAATTATTAGCTGGTATTTTTAAAACTTATTTACCACCCGAATATCCTTACGATGTTCCAGGTGGACAAAGAAATATTAAAGTTGCAGATTTTGATGACAGAGTAGATATTCTACCTGTTGCTGATCCAAATATTTTTTCTATGTCTCAAAGAATATCAATGGCACAAACACAATTACAATTAGCACAAACTAATCCGCAAATGCATAATATGTATCAAGCATACAGAAACATGTATGCAGCGATTGGGGTAAAAGATATTGACAGAATATTACCACCGCCTCCGCCAAATCAACCAAAAGATCCAGCAATTGAACATATTGATGCGTTAGGCATGAAACCTTTTCAAGCGTTTCCCGGACAAGATCACAGAGCACACATTACAGCTCACTTAAATTTTATGGCAACTAATTTTGTAAGAAACAATCCTAGTGTTACAGCAGCATTAGAAAAAAATGTTTTAGAACACATAAGTTTAATGGCACAAGAACAAGTACAACTAGAGTTTCCACAGGAAATACAAATGTTACCGCAACTACAACAACAAGCTGTTCAAAACCCACAAGCACAACAACAGTTACAACAAATAGCTCAAAAAATAGAAGCTAGAAAAGCTGTATTAATTGCAGATATGACTGAAGAGTTTATGAGAGAAGAAAAACAAATTACATCTCAATTTGATCATGATCCATTACTTAAATTAAAACAAAGAGAAGTAGATTTAAAAGCTATGGAAGAAGAACGTAAGATTAAAGAACAAGACGATAGAATTAATCTAGAAAAATCTAAGATGTTGCAAAACAGACAAATTACAGATGAGAAGCTAGAACAAAATGAAGATTTAGCAAACTTAAGAGCTGATACAGCTATTGAAAAATCATTGATATCTGCTGATGTCAAACTTGCTTCAGACAAAATGAAGGCTAAAGATGTAAAGGTCTTGAAAGGACCTAGATCATAGTATATAGAAACAAATAGGAGTAAATTATGAAAAACCCAAAAATAACTAAAGCAGTTGGAGTAAACAAACACGGTTATCCTAGTGGCGGCGTAGAAATTAAAGTTCCTTCTCAAAACTTGCACTTAGATCCAAGATCTCAGACAAGTATTAGAGGAAGAAACTACATTGCTCAAGGTGATAGCGTAGATGTTAGAGGTACTCGAGCTATTAGAAAAGAAAAGAAACCTGTAAAGGCTACTTGGTACTAACATGTGGTTGTCGGCAATTAAATTAGCCGTATCTGCTGGAAGTAAAATTTATGCTAACAAGCAGAAAACGAAAATGGCAATGTCAGAAGCACAGCTTATGCATGCTTCTCGTATGGCTGAAGGCAAAGAAGCTTACCAAGGTAAGCTTTTAGAA